CCAATGTTCGTAGATGGATTGTCAACAATCTTGATAATGACCCAAGCCGTGTTTATCGTAGGTTGTATGATTCCCTTTATGATAGTTTGGTGCCTTCTACTATCCCCCATGCTGTTGTTATACTTGCTGACTATAGTTACAAATCCGCCTTTGTCGCAGACCAAGAAATCAATCTATTAGCCTGTATGACGGAGTTAATGTCTCAAGTGAAGTTTAAGTAATGGCATATGAACTTAAAGTATACTTAAAGTCAATTAATAATACCAAAGAAAATTTGATGGATGGTGATGACCCTCTGTACGAAAAGAAGTACTCATCATTCATTATGAACAAATGTCTAGCACCATTCAATGATACTATCATGTTGGTCAATGAAATGAATTTCCACCATCATTTGGACTCAAAACTTCAATATGATTTTTTACTAAATAGTCTAAGGAAGCAGAATAGATATGCTCCTTGGATGAAGGCGAGTAAGACTAAAAACTTAGAGTATGTAAAAGAATTCTTTGGTTATAATAATGAAAAAGCAAAGTCTGCATTGAACATACTAAATGATGAACAAATCGCCTATATAAAAACAAAATTGAACAAAGGTGGAAAAAATGAATGATACTTTATGGAAACCAGACAAAATGCTTGAGGTGGGTCTAAAAGAACCAGATGACTTTCTCAAAGTTCGTGAAACTCTTTCTCGCATTGGTGTTGCATCAAGAAAAAACAAAACTCTGTTTCAATCCTGCCATATTTTACATAAACAAGGTAAATATTTTATAGTGCATTTTAAAGAACTATTTGCACTAGACGGTAAGGATACAAACATTTCAGAAAACGATATCGCAAGACGGAATACAATCGCTAATCTATTAACAGATTGGGGATTGGTAAAGGTGATAAAAGAGTGTGACGTAGAAGCTGCACCCCTATCACAAATCAAAGTAATTAGTTTTAAAGAGAAAAATGAATGGACACTTGAGACTAAGTACAATATTGGAAAAAAGAAAGAAGGATAAAATGAAACCAGGCGATTATATTATTGAAGCTGCAAGAAAACAAGCAGAAGGTGAAGTTGCAGTACACCTTGCAAATATTAAAGTTTATCAAACAATGCCTGCTGGTATTGGTGAACATTCAGACGTAACAGAAGCAGTAATTGCAGAGTTAGATAAACTTGCATCTGCTGATGATAGGTTAGAAATGCTTAATAAGTATTTCCCAGAAACTTTTAAGGACTAAGAACAATGTTGAGTTCTGCATCAATAGTTGAACCACAAGGTATTGTTTCTCTGAGTCAATATATTCAAGAACAGTCTCCAGAGAAACCTTATAATTTACTTATACTTTCTCATGATGACCCATTAGACCCAAATGAAACTGCACCTATGGTTAAAAAGAAAGCAGAAGAACTTGGTATTACTGTATTTCTTGCAGAACTTATGGGTTGTTATATGGAAGATACAGAAGGCGATAGTAAGTTAATTTATTCTTATCCAGTGGATAATAAAGGTAAAGCGGAACTACCAGATACTAAAAAAGATGTAGAGTATGCAAAACCTTTTAAAATAAATCCAAAGGATACTCTTGTGATGATGCGTGGACTTAATGCAAAGTCTGGTTGTCGTTCATGGTGGACTATGGCAAGAACATTAGAAAGTTCTGGATACAAAGTTGTTAACTCTGTTCTGTGTAATGAAATATGTAACGATAAATGGTATAATCAAGTTATCTTTCAACAAAATAATATTAATACACCAAAGACTGTTTTAGTTAGACATAAAGAAGGTGCTCCATTTGCAGCTGATAAATTAGGAGTAAAATATCCACTTATTTTAAAAACATCAATTGGTTCTCAAGGTGTTGGTGTTATGTTTGTAGAAAGTGAAAAAGCACTTCATGGTATCGTACAACTTTTATATCGTGAAGACGAATTTATTGATATCTTGTTACAAGAACAAATTAAAACAGATTATGATGTTCGTGTAATTGTAGTTGCTGGAGAAGTTTTAGGTGCAATGAAAAGACCTATTATTGAAGGTGATTTTAGAAGTAATGTATCTCAAGGTTCTGAACCAGAAGTATTTCAATTAACAGAAATGGAAAAGTTTGAATCTGTACGAGCTGCACAAGCAGTAAATGGTGACGTTGTTGGAGTTGATTTTATCCCATCAAAAAACAGAGAAAAAGAACAACCATATTTTATTGAAGTAAATTCTACGCCTGGACTTATGGGTATTGAATCAACATTCTCTAATTCTAAAATTTCAAAAGATTTATATAAAGACGCTTTAAAAAGTGAAAAGGGTAAATTTAGTATTACATCTGAAATATTAAAAACTTTCATGAATCGTGATAATTGGACTTGACATTTAACCACAAAGGTGGTATAACTATATTATGAATTTTTATACAAACGTAGCCCCTTGGGGGAATCAAATACTAGTTCGTGAATACAAGAACGGTGAAAGAGTTAATCGTAAGGTTAAGTACTCCCCAACTTTGTATGTGCCTGTTCAGAAAGAAACTGAATGGAAGACACTTGACGGTAAGTTTGCAACACCTTACAAGTTCGACACAATCAAAGAAGCGAAAGCGTTCATTGAACAATATAAACAACAACCTCATCTGGTCTTTGGTCTGGATAGGTTTGCATACACATATCTTTCAGACACTTACCCCAAAACTGTTGATTGGGATAGTGACAAAATCCTAACAGTTACAATTGATATTGAGACAAGAGCTGACAATGGTTTCCCAGAACCAGAGAAAGCAGAAGAAGAGATGCTTGCAATCACTATCAAAAATCAAACTACCAAGAAGATTATTCTCTGGGGTTTGGGTGAGTTCAAGAATGACAGAGATGATGTAACTTACATCAATTGTTCTAATGAGAATGAACTACTTGCAAGTTTTATGAATTGGTGGTCTAAACACCAACCAGACGTTGTTACTGGTTGGAACACAGAATTCTTTGATATTCCCTACCTTATCAATCGTGTGACCAAGATTCTTGGTGAGGACAGAGCGAAAGAGTTTTCTCCTTGGGGTATCATCAATGCAAGAAAAGTTTGGAATCATGGTCGTGACCAACAAGTTTATGATATCATTGGTGTTGCAAATCTTGACTACTTACAATTATATCGCAAGTTTACATATTCTAATCAAGAGAGTTATGCACTTAATCATATTGCATTTGTCGAACTTGGTCAGAAGAAGAACGAAAACCCATATGAGACATTTCAAGATTGGTACACAAAAGATTATCAGTCTTTACTAGAGTACAATATTGTTGACGTTGAACTTGTTGACCGTCTGGAAGACAAGATGAAGTTATTGGAACTTTGTTTGACTATGGCCTATGAAGCGAAAGTTAACTATGAAGATGTATTTGGTCAAGTTAAGTATTGGGATGTTCTTATTCACAATTATCTCAAAGAGAAAAAGGTTGTTATTCCTCAAAAGTCTCATCAATCAAAGTCTGACAAGTATGAGGGTGCATATGTAAAAGACCCACAAGTTGGTCAACATAAATGGGTTATGTCTTTTGACTTGAACTCATTGTATCCACATTTGATTATGCAATACAATATGTCACCAGAGACTCTTGTTACTGGTAATTACCTAAAGTTGCCTGAAGACAAAACATATGTTAATGAGATGTTGGGTGAAATCAAACTTGATATTCCAGACCACACAACTATTACACCAAACGGTGCATTATATCGTAAAGACAAACTTGGTTTTCTTCCACAGATGATGCAAGAGATTTATGATGACCGTACCATTTACAAGAAGAAGATGTTGAAAGCGAAACAAGACTATGAAGATACAAAAGACCCACAGTATCTAAAGTATATCAGTCGTTACAACAACATTCAGATGGCACGAAAGATATCACTTAACTCAGCTTATGGTGCAATTGGTAATCAATACTTTCGTTATTATGACCTTGCAATTGCAGAAGGGATTACAACTGCTGGTCAGTTGTCTATTCGTTGGATTGAAAAGAAGATAAACCAATACCTAAACAAGTTACTTAAAACTAACAAAGACTATGTGATTGCATCTGACACGGATTCAATCTATGTCACATTCGATAAGTTAGTCGAACAAGTAAATCCAAAGAATCCTATTGACTTTCTTGACACGATTGCAAAAGAAAAGATTGAACCGTTTATTGACAAGTCTTACAAACAACTCGCAGACTATACTCATGCATATGACCAAAAGATGCAGATGAAACGAGAAGTGATTGCAGACAAAGGTATTTGGACTGCAAAGAAAAGATACATCCTCAATGCATGGGATGTTGAAGGTGTTCGTTATCAAGAACCACAACTCAAGATTATGGGTATCGAAGCTGTCAAGTCTTCAACGCCTGCACCATGCAGACAAAAGATTAAAGAAGCACTAAAGATTATTATGTCTGGTTCAGAGAAAGAACTAAATGATTTTCTTATCGCATTTCGTAAAGAGTTTGATAGTCTTCCACCAGAAGAGATTGCATATCCTCGTTCTGTCAACGGTGTTCGTAAGTTTTACTCTGATAGTTCAATTTACAAGAAAGGCACGCCTATGCATATCAAAGGAAGCCTTGTTTACAATCACATGATTAAAGAACGTAGATTGACTAGGAAGTATGGACTTATACAAAATGGTGATAAGATTAAATACCTTGAGTTACGTCAACCTAAT